AGTACCGTTTTGATGGAGAAATTGAAGAAGAATAATGTACATTAAACAAACAATATTATATGTTTTCATTATAATGATATGTTCAATATGGATAACATATGATATTATAAAAAATAAAAAGAAATAACATGGATCAACAATTATTAGAATTGGAACAAGACATGTCTAATTACCAAAAGGTAAAAGAAATTGTATTAAACAAATTAGTTAAGGAAGGTTTATTAGAACAGGATGATGCCAATGAGTTTGATGAAAGATGTCAAGTACTTGTGTACAAAGGAACTTGGTTTAGTAAATGGTTTGATAAAAATGTTAAAGTAGAAAAACCTGAAGCAGACAAGAAAGGTTATTACATGAGAATTGTTGAACTTAAAGAAAAAGAAGACGAGGTTGATAGGTTATTAAGAAGGACAACAGGAGATTATAATGAGTAATTATTTATTGATTTTAGTGTTTCAAATTATGTTTAATATCTTCAAAGTTATGGAGATAAAATTTACATATGAGAATAATATTAAGAGTTTATTGGTTAATAGTTTTTGGATAAGTCTTGTCTCATTGGGTGCAACATACTACTCATTAGATGGACTATTCAAAGGAGATTACTTAGGGGTTGTATTTTATATTGCCGGAAGTATTATTGGGAAATGGTTCGCAATGGTTCATTACGAAAAAATAAAAGATAAGTTTAAACCATTCTTTAAAAAAAATGAAAAAGAAATATTATAAAGATTTTTTCATTTATAATAAGAAACATCATTGGTTTTTAATACCAACGATTGTATTTTTTTATAATAAACAAACATTTGTTGAGACGGGTGTTTATACACCATCTTGGGGGTTAACCGTAAGATGGTTGACTTATATGATTGGTGTACAAATACAAAGACATGAATAATATGGTAAATAAAAAAGATTTTTTGATTAGAGTTTTTGGTGGGATGGTTATTATTGTCTTGTTAACAATAATTGCGATTAGAAAACCACACGATATGGTACCTCCACCAATTGGTGTATGTAAAGAAGACTCTTTACAAAATGTTATTAATCAATTACAAATTGATTTTGAAAATGAACAAGATGGTTGGGATAATAAAGAGAAAAGATACGAACAAATTCTATTTGAATATGAAATAGGTTTAGAACATTTGAAAAATTATCACACTGAATCGTATAAAGAATTTCACAGAATAATTGGATACAAAGAAAATTACTCTCACGAAGTAGAAAGAGAAAATATAAAAAGATTAAAAACCACGAAATGGTAAGTATGAATAGATTAGATAAAAGATATCAAGATTTATTAGAAGATATTTTAGATAATGGAGTCGTAAAAACGGACAGAACTGGTACAGGTACCATATCGGTATTCGGTAGACAGATTAAACATAAGATGTCACAAGGATTTCCTTTGTTAACCACAAAGAAGATGGCTTGGAATACGATGGTCACTGAGTTATTATGGTTCCTTCGTGGTGACACCAACATCAAGTACCTTGTTGAAAACGGTTGTAACATTTGGAATGGAGATGCCTATAAAAGATATGAAAGAGTTTGGAATTGGGATTTAGACGAACCGCTACCAATAAAACAATTTATTGAAAGAATTAAAACTGATAATGAGTTCGCAAAGATTTGGGGTGAGTTGGGTCCTATCTATGGTAGACAATGGAGACAGTGGGATATTTGGAATGGATATGAACCAATAGATCAAATTCAAAACCTAATCAACGAACTTAAAACAAATCCGGATAGTAGAAGATTAATGGTTAGCGCTTGGAATGTAGGTGAGTTAGACCATATGGTTTTACCGCCTTGTCATTATGGGTTCCAAGTTTATACAAGATTATTAACCGGAGAAGAGAGATGGGATTTATTAAAAAAGAAAGTTGGTGAAGAAAGATTTAAATCAATGGTTGACGATATAGTTCCATTCGGTGGCGGATTGAGTGAAGAGTTAGAATCATATAAAATACCTAAACGCGCAATCTCTTTAATGTGGAACCAAAGATCTGTTGATACATTTTTAGGATTACCGTTTAACATTGCATCATATGGTTTGTTATTAGAGATTCTTGCCAAAGAAGTTAATATGGTACCAGAAGATTTAATAGGTAATTTAGGTGATGTTCATTTATATTCAAATCACATTGAACAAGCAAAAGAACAACTCAATAGAGAACCGTTTAAAAACTTACCCACACTAAATTTTAGTCCATTAGTATTGGTACATTTTGAACACCATAAAGATACATTTGATGTGTTTATAAACAATTTACAACCTAACCAATTTATAATTAATGGATATGAATCACATCCATCTATAAAAGCAACACTATCAAACTAGTATGTTTATTCATATTACTCCTGACGAATTAGAAGAGGAATTTAGAGAGTCCTGGAAATTAGGACATATTATACATCCATCAATTGATTATGCGGATAATGCAATTTATGCTGTTTTTGAAGGTAAGTTAGTAATCATATTTAGATTCAACAAGTATGGGTGGATAAACGATAACCGGCAGAACACTTACAAAGTAAGTGCAGGTTCTGCAGGAATTACAATTAACATTATAAAAACATGAAAGAAAAATTAATACTCGTTATTTTATTGACAATGATGTCAGTAACATCAGTTTTCTCACAAAATCAATTTTCAGATTACGTCCAATACTTAAAGAATGAAACACCAAATTTAAAACCATTGGGGTCATTTGTTATGGAATGGTACGGTGTTAAGTATCGTTTGGGTGGTAGCACTAAAAGAGGTATTGATTGTTCCCAATTTACCAAAAAACTTTATTGGGAGGTGTATGGTAGGAAATTGGGTAATAATTGTGCTGAACAATGGAAACAAACCTATAGGGTAAAAAAAGACAGTCTAAAGGTTGGGGACATAGTATTTTTCAGAAGTACTCAAAGTCCAAGTGGTTGGCATTGTGGGTTATATCTTGGTAATGATACGTTTGCACACGCGGCAAATAAAAAAGAAGGGGTCAAAATAAGTGGCTTATTCGAACCCCGTTACCTTCGTGCATATAAGGGAGCAGGACGTTTAAATTAACGACCTTGACCCCTATATTTCTTCGGTTTTTGGTCCTTAGGACCGTAAGATTTACGAGCTTTACCTGTAGTCTTTTTACCAAATGACACCTTCATTGCTGAAGAACTTCCTTTCGCTTTTGCCATAATATATATTTTATATTAATAAGTATTTCATAAATATTTTTTGTATATTTGTCCCATAAACTATTAAACAATGGAAGACGTAATAACTCAAAAATTCAACTACGCCACAATTACCCTTTTTAAAGATTACTGTAAAATTGGGGATAAGAAGGAAACTATTAATTTTAATGGAGATTTGGATTTTTTTGAAGATGAGGAGGACTTAACCCGAGAAACCACCCCAACAAAGAAACTCACTATTCTTTTTGGAGAACTAAGAAGACCTAAAGTTGGTCGAATGGTCGATTTTCATAAACAGATAGATAAAAGAAGGACGAGATATTTTTATGGTGATTCTGAGATTGGTGAAAGAGTCAATATGAATTATGCCATCTACAATTTCGAAACGAGAAACGATAGACATATTAAAAGACATTACGGTAATCCATTTAGTGAGATTACGGTAAACGCAATCGAACGTTCTATCAGACGACATGGGGATAAAGTTACTATTAAAATCTATCGTCAACACAAACACAGACAATTTAATAGTATCTATTTTAAAAAATCAATGAGTGTTACTTCGGTTACCTTTAATTTAGTTACAGGTAATTTCACAACACTTAATATGACTAAGGTTGGTAAAAAAACCACCAAAACTTTTAGGACCAACAACTTCAACTATTTAGAACAATCATTTAGGGATGGTGGAATTATTGAAATGCGTAAACCATTGGATAAGGATTCGGTTCTTTTGGATGAACACAATCAAACGTTCGATAATAAAAAATTTGTGTCAGTTTTAAATGACGTTTTCAATTTAAATCAACAAAACATAACATTCAACGGAATATGGTTTGCACAATTAATGTTAGAACGTTTTGTTGAATTAAAAAATATTAAAATTTGTAATGATTACAGTTATTGGATTAAGATATTTTACCCAACGGAAAAGTTTCTAAAGAAAAACGATAGAAAACTTATAGCATCCATTTTAGATATGTTCGGGATTAAGTCTAAAATCACAATTAAAATAATGCATGAAAATAGTAAAATAGATATACAGTCATTAGCTAGATTATGTTATTATTTTGGTGACAACTATTCAAAATATATTGGTAGTATTGACCCTATTCATTTTTTGAATTCAAGATATGAGAATTCAAATAATTTTGGGGTTTCTAAATTTAACTTTGAGAAAGAATTTAAAAAAGAAAAATTTTTAATAACCAATATTGAAAAAGAAAATATTGTGAAGATTATTAATAGTTTAAAAATAGAAAATAAAGGATATGTAAGATTAACCAGTGAAAAGGAAACCATTATTAATGAGAGATTTATTGGTGATTTACATGATCATTTTAGAATGATTGGAAAATTACGTGAATACGTACCTGATTTACATTTAAAATCAAAACACATTAATGAGTTTAACGATGAGCATCATGAGGTATCCAAGATGATGAAATTAATTAAAAAGGGTTGGGAAGTTGAATATCAATTTGCAGATAAAATGGTATCGGATGTTGAATCACCTATTGATTTAAAAATAAATTTAGGTGATGATAAATTTGGGGACATTACATTCTACCCACACATATTAAAACGTGAGGAGGAATACGATGAGGAAGGTAGGTTTATGCATCATTGTGTGGCATCGTATTCTGATAAAGAAAAATCGATAGTCATTTCCATAAGAACTGAAAATAAACAAGATAGAGTTACCTGTGAATTTGATTGTCAAACAGGTACCTTAATCCAAGCTAGACATTTTTGTAATAATCAACCACCCGCAGATATTGAAATGGCGGTTGATAAGTTAAAGGAAAAAACTAAAATCTATGCGAGGATGGGTATTCTACATTCATTAGATAAGAAAAAAGTACCTATTAAAATAAACGGTATTGAGGTGATGTCCGAACATAGAGAACCAAGAAGAATCGACGAATTGATTCAAGAAGAGGTAAGAAGACCAATCCCATTTTAACTACACAATTCAAATAAATCCATATATATTTTGTATATGGATTTATTATTTATACACAATCAAGAGAAGAAGGATAAGAAAAGTAAGTCGTTGTCTACGTGTGATTTAAAATTATTCAACGATGATGTTAATATTATTTACAAGTCGACATTTGATTTTGATTACCAACGATATGGTAGAAATAAAAAGGTTCTTTTTGAACATGAATTGATTTTAAATAAAAAAACTGGTGACATTCACATTACATATAAAATCATCAATGATGGTTTAACGGATATGAAAATGTTTAAATCCACAACCAAACAGAAAAAGAACAATTTTAGTTTATTGTTGGACTTAACTGAGAATGGATTTGAAAGGGGAGAAAAGAGAATTGGTTTTTGGGGTGTGAAATATTCAAGAGCGACCTCTAAAATATTAGATTTAATATGCGGTCTTATAAAAGATAAATTCAAATCTGAATTTATTGTTTCTAAAATTACAAAGGGCGAGTTTGAGGTTAACTTTCTTTATGATATGATTGTTGATTTTCATTTGGAAATGAAGGGTATCAAAGGACACAACAGTGTCTATTATGACATTCAACACGATTATCCTAAAAAGAAATGGTTGGAGAAAAACGATTATAAATTCTTACCATCAGTATTAGACAATTATGGTATCAAATCGAAATATCTAATAGGTGAATTAAACAAACATCATTCTAATAGAAGTATTAAATTAAATTCGTTAAATTATATTTGTAAATTATTTGGTGACAACTATCTTGATTATTTAAAGAAAATTAATTGGGAGAAGCATTGTTTTGATTACGCACCAAATAATAAGTTACATCAATTAAAGAATGATAGTGAAAAAAATTGTATGGTTAACATCATCAATAAATGGGAAAGTGATTCATTAAAAACAGATTCGTTGGTTTATTTAGTTAATAAGTTATTATCAATTAGAGAATTACTTGAGGTAAGAGGAGTTGATTTAAAATTTAAAGCAAAAAACGATAATGAATTTGATAACCTATTGGAGACATGGTCTGGTATAAAATTTCATTTTGCTCGAGGTTATAAAGTTAGATATGATTTACCTAAAGAATTTTTAGATGAGATTGAAGAAGATATTTTAATTGATGGGGAATCGTTTAAACCAAAAGTATTGGTAACTGAAGAGGATTTTAGGGTTGAGGGATTTAACATGAAAAACTGTATGTCTAAACAGTTTCTCCACGGATCAATATACATTTATGTTGGGTTACAATGTAAAAGAAAAAGAATAAATTTACAGTATCGTAAAGGAGGTTTGGTACAATCATATGGTAAAGCCAATACCCCGACTTTGGAAATGTTTAATGATGCGATTGACATATTAACTCAAAGGTTTAAAAAATACACATATCTTGAGTGGAAAAAAGAAAAATATGACTTCCTAACTAATTCATTTTCAATATCTTAAGAATAATTTAAAAAATATTCTAAATTTTTTTTTGTATTTCATAAAATATACATAACTTTGTTTCATCATTAAACAAAACAGTTATGAAATATTTCTCAGTATGTAGTGGAATTGAAGCCGCAACCGTGGCTTGGTCCCCATTAAATTGGAAATGTGAAGGTTTATGTGACTTCGCATCCTTTCCACAAAAAGTATTATCACATCACTATCCAACAACCCCATTATTTTCAGACTTAACAAAATTAAACGAACATGAAAGTTACAGAAACATCAGCTTCGACCTATTGGTCGGAGGAACGCCTTGTCAATCTTTTTCCGATGCTGGACTCAACAAAGGAATGGATGATGTCCGTGGTCAACTCTCCCTTGAGTATGGAAGAATTCTTAAAGAAAAACGACCAAGATGGTTCATTTGGGAAAATGTCGAAGGCGTTTTTAAAAGCAAACACAAAAAGGCGTTATGTGAAATCATCTCCACTTTCACAGGTACTAACTTCAAAGCGGAAGACCTCGACAAACAAGGAATTGTCCAAGGAGAAGAATACTCCATCGCTTATAGGGTTTTCGACAGCCAATACTTCGGAGTTCCCCAACGACGCAAAAGAATCTTCATTGTTGGATATCGTGGAAACAATTGGAAAGTCCCATTCTCCGTACTATTTGAAGAAGGATGTTTTGAAAGCGTTAAAGAAAAGAATAGAATCAAGAGGGATGAGTACGCCAGAAATATTCTTGGAGAAATTAAACTCGCAGGTACAGTAACCAAATCATATGCACAAACATTAGTTGATGGATTTGGTAAAGTTTCCACGTCTAACTATTGGATTGATAATGATAGTATTAGAACCTTCACAGAAAGAGAATTGGAAAGACTTCAAGGATTTCCAGACGGTTACTTAGACTTTGAAGTTGCTGGTAAGAAACCATCATATTCAAGTGTTAAAGGTGCAATTGGTAACTCTATGACAGTCAATGTGATGTACTGGATTGGTCAACGAATCAATTTTATTGACAATTATATTGAATCGCAAAAAGTTTTGAAATCTCATAAAAATTAACTATATTAGATTATGCAACAGAAAGAATCAAAAACAAACAGTCACTTTTGGATAAGTTTTATTAAATCCGTTATCAGATTTGTGGCTTGTTATTTCTTATTTAATGGTGATCTTAGAAGTTCGGCTTTGTTATTTGCTTTAGCTGAAGGTCTAGGTATTGCTGAAGAAATATTTTAACCATGAATTTTTATTTAACACGAGCATTCGTAAAAAAATTAAAAGATGAAAACAAAAGAAAGACCAACAAACAACCTCAACACGGTAGTGTTCAAAGAACTGAACTTCCAACCACATCCAGCGGGAATGGGGCAACAGTGTATAGTTCAATTCTCAAATGGATACGGAGCTAGTATTGTACAAGGACCACATACCTATGGTGGAAAAGATGGGTTGTATGAATTAGCTGTCTTTGGTAAAGATGGTCACATTACATATAGTACTCCAATTACAGACGATGTACTTGGGTACCTATCGGAACAAGAAGTTGAAAAAACATTATCTGATATCAAAAACTTAGATTAATGACAACCGAAACCAAACTTAGAGCGGGAATTACAATGTCTCTATTGGGATTATTAATGGTAATATTTGCATATTTTGAAAAGGATAGAGTTTACATCGAAACTTCCAATCAATTAATGTTAACTAGGGATAGTTTATCCAACCAAAAAGCATTATCGGATAGTCTACATGATGAATTATTCATTTCAAAAGTTGAAAACGGTAGACATGAATTTACTAGAGATTTTTTCTTTGGTAAACATCCAAAACTACAATTAGAATATGAAAATTATTTACACCACGAAACAGAATAAAAATGTCGGACGAGGATTTTAAAAAACACATTAGCGGTGACCTAAATTTAGGTGGAACAAAGTACTTGAATATTAAGGCTAGTACTATCATTAGTATGAATGAACAATTTACGGTTTATACAGAAGATGGACCAAAGTATTTAAATGTTAACATCAGTGCAGATTTTGATGAAATACCAAAAAAATATCATGAGGTATTTTTAAATGTATTAACAGCAAAATACTCAAACTCAGTTTCATTTGGAAACAATCCATTTTCAGAATGTAAACCAGTTCAAAAAAAGAAATGGTGGCAATTTTGGAAGACACAATATTTTACAAAATAAAAATTAACATATGAAGTATTTTGCACTATCATTGATTGTAACAGGTTTGTGGATTGCTTATGAGATTTGGAGAGCACCACTTTTAGAAGAAATGGAAGATGGTGGATATAGAACTAAACGACCAACTAAAAAATTAAGTGACTTATGGCGAAAGCGACGTTAGAATATGATTTGAGTGATCCAGATGATGTTATGGCACACAAAAGAGCGGTTAAATCTTTAGATATGGCAATGGCTTTGTGGGACATTGTACATAACACCAAAAAAGGTTTAGAATGGTCAATGGAGGGTAAAGAAATTGACAAATATGATGCTTTGGAATTGGTATATGAAAAGATACATGAAATCTTAAATGACCATAATATTAATACAGACGAACTTATTGAGTGATATTTATCATATAAACAAATACTATGGCATATTCAGATAAGGTCTTAGACCACTACTCAAACCCTAAAAATGTGGGGACACTGGACAAATCCAAACCAAATGTTGGTACGGGATTAGTGGGTGCTCCTGAGTGTGGTGATGTAATGAGATTACAAATTGAGGTGGTTGACAATATTATAACCGACGCCAAATTCAAAACCTTTGGTTGTGGTTCAGCAATAGCATCTTCTTCCGTAGCAACAGAATGGTTAAAAGGTAAGAGTTTAGATGAAGCCGTAACTATTGATAATATGGATTTGGTTGAAGAATTAAATTTACCACCAGTAAAAATACATTGTTCAGTATTGGCGGAAGATGCAATTAAATCAGCAATAAACGATTATAGACAAAAACAAGGATTAGAA